CATGTTTCATATTGAAATATAAAAAACCACACTCACTGTAAGTTGGTCTTTCTAGATAAGTTATCATACAATCTTCTCTATGTAAATGTTTTTTTACCCATGCCTCATCAATCTTTTTATAAACTACACTATCTGCGTCTATGAATATAAGACCGTCACAATCTCTTGTTGTTAAGATTGCCTGTGTATATGCATATACTTTATAACTAAATCTTACTGCGTCTTTTTGAAAGTTTAATGGTATGTCTACCTTGTTTCTATCTACGAATTTTTTAAGAGTTGGTATCTCATTATACATACCCTCATCTTCATTATATATTTCTAATTCAAATGGCCAATTATAAGTAGATTGAAATCTATGAGCATATTCTTTAAATAGTTTATTGTTCCAAGTACTAACTACTTTTATTTTCATGTCCTACCTTTTGTATATAATAACTATCAACAATATCAGATAAAGGATTACCACATTTTTCAGTATCTAATATTTTTTTTAAATTTATTTTAGTTTCTTTTAAAAAGGATTCGTACATCATATCTTTGTCTGCGTTTCCTTTTCCTGTTGCGCCTTTTTTGACAACACTAGGTACAACTGTCTCGTAAGTATAACCTTTGTCTTGTAATCTGTATTTGAGTATGCCACAATTCTCAGCAATTTGAAAAAGACCTTGGCCTTTAGAACCATACGAATAACCTTCAATAAAAATTTGATAGTTAGGTTGGTCAAATAAGGGATTGGTGTATAATATATCCAAAATAAAATCACTTATATTTTTAAACCTTTCAATAGGGTCTGTCCATTCTTTATGTTCATAACCTATTATGTTATCACTTTGTTTACCCAACCACTTCTTTTTGGTAGTTAAGTAATAAAATTTTATTTTGTTTTCATCTATATTGTTTACACAAATAGATGGAGATGTTAAACTATAATCAATGCCAACTATCGTGGTCGGCTTCGTCTGGTATCTCTGTTTCATGTTCATCTTCTACCTCATATCCACAGAAAGGACATGTTAGAGGCTCTAAATCAAATTTATCCTCGTCCCATTCTACAGTATATTTAGTCTTACAATTTGAACAGTGTTTTGAGACTTTATCCATTACAGTTTAAATTTTTTAAATTGATTTTTAGTAACGTCTTGTTTTATACCACCAACTACGTAAGATTCAATTTCTGTTTCTTGTGGTGCATTTTGAGCTGATCTACTATTTAACCAGTGTTCTACCCATGGTAATGGATTAGTTTTTTGATCATAAGCAGGTGCTAGACCTATCGTTTTCATACGTCTATTCGCCATGTATTCTACAAATTGGTGTAATAATTTTTCTGATAGACCAATCATAGAACCTTTGCTGAACAAATAAGTTGCCCAACGTTTCTCATCGTTTACAGCTTGGTCATACATTTTGTAAACTTCTTTTTCGCTTTCTTTAATAATTTTCGTAAAGTCTTTATCATTTTCATAGTCTCTCCAATTGTTAATTATTCTTTGTGACATTGCTAAGTGTTGGCTCTCGTCTCTTGCGATGAAAGATATAATCTTAGCAGAGCCTTCTAGTTTTTTTAATTCACCAAATGCAAATGAACAAGCAAATGATACATAGAATCTTAAACCCTCTAGTATATTAACTGATACCATTGCAAGGTACATTTTCTTTTTAAGTTCATATAGATCAACTTTATCTGGTGTTAGTGTCCATTCATATCCTTTTTTAATTAGATCATCATAAGTTTTAGTTACAGAGGCTGCTCGTTCCTCAATTTTTTGATCTTCTAAAATCATGTCAAAAACGTCTGACGGATTTGAATATAAATTCTTGATTATGTATGTATAACTTCTACTATGAATTGTTTCCATAAAGTCCCATACTATTATGGCACCCTCTAATTCTGGAAGTGATACAAAAGGTAAAAATGCTAAACATGGACCTCTTCCTTGTACACTGTCTAACATAGTTTGGTATTTTAGATTACTAGTGAAGATAAACTTTTGGCCTTCGGATAAATCCAAATAGTCGTTTCTATCTTTCTGTAAAGATATTTCTTCAGGTCTCCAAAAATAACCAAGTTGTTGTTGAGTAAGTTTATCAAAGATAGGATATTTAAAAGTATCATACCTTTGTACAGATAAATCTTTACCAAAAAACATTAATTGTTTTTGTACATTTATTCCTTTTTCTTTGTTAAAAACTGTTTTACTCATAATTCTTTTTATTTATTAATTTATATTGTGCAACTATCACAATTCTCCTCATCTTCTTGTGGAGTTTCTGGTGTAATAGGTGTATCGTAATCTATGGAGTGTTTAGGCTCTTCAATATCTTTTTTACTATCATATGTATTTTGATAATAAGATGTTTTCCAACCGTATTTATAAGTTGTTAACAAGTCTTGTGCCATAACAGATACAGGTACCTGATTGTCTTCGTAATTGTCTGGATTATATGACCAGTTACCTGATATAGCTTGATCAAAGTACTTTTGCATTACTGCAACTATATTTATATATCCTTCATTGCTAGGCATATCCCATAATAAAGTATAAAAATTCTTTAATTTATTATATTCTGGTACTATTTGTTTTAATGTGCCTTTTTTACTTTTCTTAACTGATAAGTGGTCTCTAGGTGGTTCAATGCCGTTTGTTGCATTTGAAACCACACTAGAAGACTCGGAAGGCATTTGGGCTGATAGAGTACTATGTCTTAGCCCAAATTCTTTAATGTCTGCTCGTAATTTGTCCCATTTCATTGATAGTTTACGAGTTACTAATTCGTCTACTTCTTTTTTGTATGTGTCTATTGGTAATATGCCGTCTGCATATTTTGTTCTATGAAATAAGTCACACTGACCTTTTTCTTGTGCTATCTCATTACTAGATTTTAATAGATAATATTGAAATGCCTCTGATAGTTTATCTACTTCTTTCCAGGCACCTTTTTGTTCGTACTTATAACCTGTTTTTGCCAGATAGTGTGCAAGACCAATATAACCTACACCTAATGATCTTCTTGCTTTTGTAGATATCTCGGCCGCTTTTACTGGATATTTTTGGTGGTCTATAATTTCTTCTAATGCTCTTACTGTAAGATCGCATAGTTCTTCCAGTTCATCCAGGTTGTTGATTTTACCTACATTGATTGCTGATAGAATACACAAAGCAATCTCTCCTGGACCGTCTATATGTTGTATAGGAGTGGTAGGGAGTGTGATCTCTTGACAAAGATTACTCATTGTAATAGTATCTTTAAATGAGGAGTGTGTATTACAGTGATCTATATTCATTATGTAAATACGACCTGTTTCTGCTCTTTCTTTTAAAAGGTCAAAGAATAAATCTTGTGCATTTATCTTTTTCTTATTAACACTTAATTTTCTTTCTGCTTTTAAATATAGTTCATCAAATTCTGGTGTTCCCCATGCCTCATATAATTCAGGCACCTCGTGAGGAGAGAATAGTGTTATTTGTTCTTCATTAATAAATCTCTCATAGAATAGTTTACTAATCTGTATTGAGTAGTCTAACTTTCTAACTCTGTTGTCTTCGGTACCTTTGTTGTTTTTTAAAACAATAATGTCTTCTATTTCTTGGTGCCAAATAGGGAAGTGTACAGTTGCTGAGCCTCCTCTAACACCGTTTTGAGTGCAACACTTGACCGTTGCTTCAAATTTTTTGAGAAAAGGAATAACGCCTGTATGTTGTACTTCACCTCCTCTGATTCTTGCATTGATTCCACGTATTCGTCCTGCGTTGATTCCAATACCGGCTCTTTGTGCAACGTAATTTCCAACAGCCATGTCACTAGAGAAGATACTAGGTAAAGTATCGTCTGTATCAACAAGTACACAACTAGCATACTGCTTAATAGGAGTCCGAACACCAGCCATAACAGGTGTTGGTATATTAATTTTAAAATTGGATATCGAGTCATAATATTTCTTGACATAAGTCATTCTCCTTGCTTTATCGTAGTTTTGAAAAAGTGTGGCAGCTATCATCATATACATAAATTGAGGTGTTTCATAAATCTCACCACTTGATCTATCTTGTACAAGATACTTATCTATTACTTGTCTTAATCCTGCATATGTAAAGTTGTTATCTCTTTCGTGAGTAATCCAGTTTTGCATTCTGCTAAAATCTTTTTTAGCATATTTTTTTAGGATATCTGGATCGTATACTCCTAATTTAACACATTTCTCTACGTGATCGTAAATATTTGGGTGATCCCATAGTCTACCAATAACTTGTTTTCTTAAACTAAACAATAGTAATCTGGCTGCCAC